CCCAATTTGGGAACACATCTCCAAATCGTAACCATGGTGGTCCATACAGTAACAACGATAAAACCACTTGAACTTCTTGTAAAATTCGTCCCATTGCACTCCATATGGGTTAATGCCTACAGCACACTCACTTTCATACCTGTAACGTTCTAGGTAACACAAGATTGGGAGTAGCGTTTCACGGGCCAACAATTTGTGTGCGATTTCTGGGTTCAAAATGTTACGAACTTTGTCTTTGTCTATTGGGGTCGGTTCAATTTTTGGAAACATCGCAAAAATGGGGTAACACCTAGTACCACTCTCATATGAACGCTTCATCCATTCAACTTCATCCCAAAAAAGTGTTTCATTCATTTCGTATATCAATCCCCCATCAGGTGAAGCTACCTGGGTACAATAGGTCTTCAACGGTTTGTTAAATGGTTCCCCCACAGAACCATTGAAGTTCATACTTTCCATACCATGGACTCCAGGTCTGCCATTCAGAATCTCGGTTTTATTCAAATCTCTGAAATCATGTAGATCTTGCGTAGACGGTTTTGGTAACCCACTTATGTAATCGTTGAACGCCATTTCAACGATATCATAATCTATCTCCCCATGTGGGCGTATTCGTCTATTCAAATCTTTCAACCACTTCAATGCATTATCATTTCCATTAGGACCCCGCAGCTTAGGTGAAGCATACTTCTTCGCTCCAAACACTTCTTGTACTTGCGCCGCTATTGGAGTGTCTACCACACCGTCTGTTTGATTGAACGTTGTCATGACAGGAGCTCTACCATGATAAACAAAGTTCCCTGGGTCCAATCGGAAAATGATGGATTTTTCTGACACTCCATGTACTAACACTGTCTTGCCATAACGTTCATGGCGCAAGACTCCTGCATTCATTACTGGTAGCATTGACTGAAGAAGCAACATGTTGGGTTGGCATTTACCACTTTTTGACATCCAGTTTCCTTGATGTAAAAAGTGTGATGAAGTGCATTCAACAGAACCAGTATGCAAACCAATAATCCTTGGGGGTTGCGTGACAGTAAAAATAGGAGCTCCAGAAGTACCGGGCTTTCCAAAGCCTGCAATATACGAAAAATTGTGAGACTGGATATTTTTACCTTGGTATTTACCTGCTGTTGTCACAAATCCATCGTCACTTGCAAAAGATCCAGTCTTATGTTCAACCAACCCAGTGACTTCCCTGTACACGACGTCCAAATAGGCTCTTGTGAGTGGTTTTTCTGGGGATAGGTACGTAGTCAAATCCTTCACTGTTCCTACACTAGTACAGTAGTAAAACAATTTATCTCCATCAACTCTGACTACGTTGGGAGATTTCAGGGTTATGGTGAATGTTGCGTTTTTGATGGCTGGTGATACAGTTCTACGAACAACTGTCAATTGGGCTCCCTCCACAAAACTATGGGCACACATCAATAAAGTGTTAGATCGTATCGCCAATGCTTGAGCATACAATTGGCCATTAGCGCACAAAGCATATGTTTGTTTCTTTACCATCTCCAACAAGTGAGCACTTTGTGTCTCACCACACGTTTCTCCATCATCTAACATTTGTTGATATGCGATAATGTGAGATTCGTCAGCATACTTGTGGGCCCGTTCCAATGCATCTTCAAGTGTTAAGGCAAATCCAGCATTTGGTTTGATCCCAAAACCTATCCTGAAATCCTTTAGATGCTTGAATAGCAACCTAATGCCACGTGCAACGTTCACTTTGGTCACCAATCCTGGACCATTATCTGCCAAAATGCTGAAAGTGTCATCCACCATCAAAGCTTCTCGCGTTGCCCTGCTCGCTTTAGCAAATCGCTCCTTGCTCACAGTAGTAGCTCGATTCCGCCACCTCTTGAACCCACTTGTTACATCCTGATACCAAGTGTACATCTTTTGAAACCAACCTTTCCGCAACGCCCATGTGTATGATGAGTAACAGAAGTTCTCAATAGCATCATATACTATAGGGTAACTAACAAACCACGATATACCAAACGTCAATATTGAGAAGATTGAGCGACACTTAGTGACGGGCATTGCCATCAAAGCAACCATCCCAAAAATGCTTCTTCCGCTTATGGTCGTCAAAAACCCAACTCTTTTTGCTGTTAACAAAGACACGCCCAATAGAGCGGTTGGACATTTATATCCTAAACCTGCATTGAACGTACTACAAGCCAGGGTACCACACAAAGCACCAATTTTTACTGATTTATGGACACATGATCTTAATCGTGAACCCCATTGAGTCTCTGAAATTATCTCTGTGTAGCTTGGGGTCTTAGGATCTAACAACGCCAGAGGCCACACTGCATTTGCTAAAGAAACCCACTTGACGAATTTCCTGTAAAAATGTTCTAGGAAAGCTATCAAAAATCTGTTTGACTCACCTTCCAAATCCTCATACAGTGCTCGGGCATCAGAGCCCATCAGAAGCAACCGATTATGCAAAAAACTCGATATGTTGTTAGAGAACTCATCAGAAATTGTATAGTGTAGGGATTCAGGGACGACATTTGGGGAAGTCCGCATTAGATAGTAGGTAAGCATGTGGGCTTTCCTCCAATCTCTCAGAGCTATGTCGTACATGACTCCAATGTTGCTGGTGCAACCACAAGTGGTTCCTGTGCATAACAGACATCTTTTACCCGAATCAGTAATGGCAAACCCCTTAGTTTCGATGTGATTGGATACATAATCGTCCAAATTTTTGATAAACTGCTGGGGCGTTTTGGTTTTACACACACAAGGAGCATCAGGTCCTGCTCCCCTACAAAATTTACATTCTGTAGTACCAAACTTGGTGTCACCAAATTGATCACAAATTTTTGGGAGTTTAACCCCACACATACAAAGATGGGTTTTGTTGAACAGCTCACGATATGCGCCACATTGGCATTGGAAGGAACAACAACAATGTTCCAATGGCATATTACAATCTTTACATACAAACTCACTGTCGAGCAGTTTGGCATTTTCCAACACACTTTCTTGTTCCTCCTTATAGTTCAAAATGTCTGCACCCAAAAATTTCAATAGTGTATCAACGCAAATGTTCTCCATTTTAACTCCATCAAATTGTACCACCTCTCTTGCCCAAAAATCAGGTTTGAAAGGGTCTGCTGGTTTGTGGGGGTCCTTCTTGATGTCATTTTTAACACTCGTGACCACCACTTTATACACAGTATAATAATGTATGTCAGGAAACATTTGTTTACGTTGATCCATCGTCAACTTGGAAACATCTAGTTTGTCCTCAGTTGCGTGTTTGTATTCAGGTTTGACCACCATTTCAATATGGTACCTAAATCGGTTCATAATAGCAACGTGCTCCTCAATCATTGTATGTAAATTGAGAGAAGGGATGTTAGTAGTACATCCAAGAACTCTTGCGTTACACCACACGCGTCCTTTCAACTCGATGTCTGCTTGTTCCACATTCAATGGCTCATTGTTGCACACACGCAAAATCACTTTAGCAATGGATGAAGGATCCTTGCATTTTAGATTGGCAATGTCGTCGTAGGTTAAACCGGTTTTGTAACTGCGAAACCCATCCCAAAAATTTACATCTTCAGGAATGCTGTACATATACTTTCGTGTAGATGGAACTCCCATTACCGAACACGCAAATGGAACAAGTTTTTGGTTAAAAACGGTCTTACCGATTTGAGATTTTCCAAGTGTTAACACACACCAAGGTTTGAATTTGGTAAGTTGTGCACCTGTAGTTTCCAGAACTTCATGATACATGACATTAGCATTCTTTAACTCTAATTCCATCCCTCGCCTGAGCGTTGGAGTCAGAGTCATAAGCATATCAGTTATTTTGTCCCTCAATGCATCCACCTTAACAAGATACTCGCGTTCATCAAGATTGTCTTGAGCTAAGTTACCTGCTTTGAACAACACATGTTGTCCTTTGACATTAGCAATTTCCGTTTGCAAAGTCAAGTATGGAGAATCTCTCACTAGAGCTGTCTCCCAACTGCCGGTCTCGTTATAAACGCGAACAACGCACAAAGCATCTTCTATCAAACCCCACACACTACTCACCAAGTTGTTTGGATCATATTTGAAATTCTTGAACCTCCAACACAAAGTATCGAAAGAACTTTTTGACAAATTAAATAATCCAATGGGGTGGAAAATGCCGATGACACTATACCCAAGAATACTCATCATGAACTTAGCAATAGAGGTTTGTGCAAAACTTTCCCAACTACGCAAACCATGTGTACATTCCTCTGAAATTTGTGTCCAAGTTTTATCTCCCAGCTCATTGTAGAACTCTTTCAACCATGTTATGTGCATTTCCACAGAATTATGCACAGCATATTCGGGGCAAGCAGTTTTTATAGTTCTGTAGACTTCAATTAGTAATACCGTCCAACTCTGAGATTTATACGCTGACCACAAGCCAAGAAAAGCCTCCTCCATTAACGTTGCCAGCATCTTCGGTGTTGTAAGTATTTCAGGAGAGCTGTTAGGTATTATTTTGTTGGGTTTCCTGTTCCTCCGATTTTTCTTCTTCAACCTTTTTGAATTGAAGGGTTTTGCCCGGGTTCGCCTAACCCGTCGTCGCTTCTTTTTCTTTCGCTCACGCTCTTTGATGCGTCTAGCTGCTCCATAAAGCGATTTGTTTTTGTATGACTCATGTAGAGTCTGTTTTCGCCTGTGCTTTCGTCTATACGACATTCTCCTCATTACCTTGTCGTCCATTCCAACATCACTATCAGAATCTGGAATAATGGGGTGCCAATGGGCCGTAGTAGGATACGGCCTCACAGTCACGGGGAAAAACACAGACGTCCACCAATTTGGGACTTTGGTGGGCTGTGGGACCAACGGCATGGAGTAACCGTATAATGATGGGAGCGTGGTCCTAGGTCCCCCCATCATAGCATTTTGAGTTGAGTTAGTTATTAACAAGCCTCCCTTGTTATATATATCATCAATTGCCATTTGCTCTATGCCATCAGAGCGCAGCAATTCATCGGCAATCCTCAGAGAAATACTAGTAGGCAAGCCTGACCGCAATAAAAAGTTTCTAACGGTTTCAAACTTATCTGCAGGCAAATCCCAAAATTCCCTCTGTTCTTTCCTCAACAAACCATGTGTGTACCTCAAATAATGCACACCACATCCCTCATTCAGTGCAAACCCTGCACTCATCCTCACGTCCATACTATCCGTGGCATTTCCTTGCCTTCCATCTAATGAAGTAGTTTCAACTTCTGGCCACTCATGGTGGTCCCGGCTCATAGTGGAATAGTTAGTCATCTTTACATAAAGTTGAGTCCCCGATCCACTGAGCCAAATCCCTAAAAGATTTGGTTCAGTTCAAATCGCTACACACATCCTATAGGCAAATTCTATTATCCATCACTGTATTAACGCAGTTTGAACTAACAAACACGTTACACACAGCAAATACAAATAGGTTCGCTTTACGGTGACATCATGACGAGGCTATCTCCTAGGGAATAAGAGACCTCGTTCAGCAGAGAAGGAATTGCTATCCTAGCCCTAGCGCTCAAACAGCAAATTCATGCTGGAGCTATACTAGTATTCAGCAAAGAAAATTCATTTTCTTAACAACTCGTTCCCATGTGAGTATGGGTTTCGCCCCTAACCCGAAGGTCGTGGCTTGTATCGCATCTCATCCGTTGTTTTATTAGGGTTACGGCCTGATGAACGATGATTTGTGCCCTTGTGGCCCACATGGCCAGTTACGATGGTGTCATAGGTACTTCCTTACACACCAAAGGAGTGAAGATTACACTCATAGATCTCAGAGACATATAGCTTCTCTGTGCATCAGTTAAAAGCTGGGTGGTTTCCTACCACAATGCCCCAAATACATAAGTATTTGGGGCGTGTTTACCCAAAGGGTATCTAGACTCCGACTATCGTCTACTAGACTTTTTGGTATTTAGTTAATCCTACACGTCAATTAATCTTGTACTAATTGACAGACACGCACGCCGGCGCTGGTAAAAACAATCCAGGAATCTCGGAAGGTTCCTTTCAAGCTTAAATATTCCGATTTAACGAAAAATTTCTTTTGTTCAGAACAAAAGTAGATCTTCT